TTATGGCGGTGCTGACTAGCTTTGGTGTTGGGTACTTCACTGGCGAATTGAATGAGTACGAACGCCAACAACTGGAGATTGCTGCCCTGAATGCCAAGGCGAGGGAAACTGAGCAGACAATGGCAAAGGTAGCGCAGACTTATGCAGAGACACTACGAAAGGCAAACCATGTTGCAAAGATTAAAGAGGCCCGTTTGCGTGATGATATTGCCACTGGTGCTCTCAGCCTGCGGGTTGCTGTCAAAGCCCCCCAGTGCGCCTTACAAGCCGCCACAGATACCACCCCTGCCGGCGGAGATACAGAAACAACAGCCGAACTTGACGGACGAGTTGCTCAAGCTCTTGTCGACATCACCAGCCGAGGCGACCAAGCCATCCGCAGTCTCAACACCTGCATCGATCAATACGAAACCATGAGGAGCATGAAATGAACTTATCCCCAAACTTCACACTTGATGAGCTGACCCACACCGACCAGCGCAACATGGACAACACGCCCAATGATGCCGAACTGGAGAATTTAGTGCGCTTGGCTGAGTTTTTGGAACAGGTCAAAGAAGTGCTAGGCGGCAAGCCCATCATCGTGAATTCTGCGTTTAGGTCAAAAGCCGTAAATGATGCTGTGGGTTCAAAAGATTCCAGTCAACATCGGCGTGGGTGTGCGGCTGATATTAGAGTGCCAGGCATGAAACCCGATGAAGTGGTCAGGGCAATTATTGAAGCTGGATTGCCTTATGACCAAGTTATCAGGGAATTTGACCGCTGGACCCATGTCAGCATACCCAATGCAGGGGATATTAAGCCAAGAGAGATGGCCTTGATTATTGACAAATCAGGGACAAGGGCATTTGCTTAATCGGCAAAGAAGTGCAGCATTGCCAATAAAACGCCAATGCCAATGATTGCGCCAGCAAATAGAACTGCGATGGTTATGAGGACTTCCATTTTTTGCACATCTCCTGTACTTTGGGGGACTTTTTCTTTTTGTCGCAAATATTGCTGAGTTGTTTTAATTTGTACTGCATTTGCATTTGTGCTGGAGTTGGTGGAACTGGTGGGTCTTTAGGCAATAAACCCGCCATCCCCAACCAACAGCACACAGCGGCAACAAGTAAGCGGTCAAAAATCATTCTTCGCCCTCATGCTCTTTGAGTCTGCGCTGTAACCGCCCGATACGTTCTACGTTGTATGTGACGATGGAGGCCGCATACTCGACTGCCGACTCAGCCTCCAGCTTCTTGATGATCGCCTCGCGCAGTTCCTTGGCGATGATTTCGTTGATCGTCTTTGGCCTAGTCAACTCTTTGAGATATTTCAGCGTTGGGTCAATTAAGTTCATTTAAGCGCCCTGATGTAAATGGCAAAGCTGTGCAATGTGTCCTGCCCAAAGCCTTCCATTTTTTCGATATGCTGTGCAACTTCCTCAATAACTTGGTCTCGGTAGGGATTGGTTGATACGCCTTGCACGGCACGTTTACGCCACAGGCTTTGGCGTTCCAGTTCGTTGAATGCTTCATCTTCTTCGGTCATATCAACTCCAGTTGTATAGGCATTAAAATGGGATTGATGAAGTGTCATCGTCAAACTCCTTTGGCTGTTGGCGTTCAGTTGGCTTGAGGTCGTAACAGTTTGCCCATCCATCCCACCCGCCTTTGGGCAGGGGTATCACATCCAGTTTGATTTTGAGGTTGCCGTTATCTTCAAACACCGAACCGATGTTTTGATAGCGTTTCTTTTCCTCGCCCATTTTGTTGATGTATGAGCCAGTAACCACGGTGATGTCTTTAATCTTTTTCATGCAAGGCTTTCAAGTTGTTGGATTTTCAGGTCTACATCACCCAGAAATTGGATGACTGAATTCTCAAGCGAATCAACCAGTTGTTTGTCAAAGTTGATGCGTTTGATGAATAGTTGGTATTTTTCTGGCATCCGTGGGTCAAAGGATACAAAGTCACACCACGGGCGTTGTGTGCAGGCCATTTGCCACATCATTTGCGTGATGTACTTTTCTGGCACTTTTTGGTCAAGCAAGGTTGCAATGTGGGTTGCGGTATTGGGGCATTTGATTTCCACCAAACCCTTGTCTGCCAAACCATCAGGAGACGCACCAGACATCGCAATCGTTGGATGGGTAATGAACCCTACCTCGGTGACCAAAATGTCAACCTTGGCCTCGTAAGCAGCCCTTGCAAATGGTTCGGTGTCAGTACCCCATTGCATGGCAGAGTTGCTAAAAGACTCTGCTGGTTTGCCTGTCATGCGTTCACAGACCAATTGGGCCATGTAGTTATCCCTGCTGGTGCTGTAACCCGTCTTGGTCTTGGCGATGATGTCCGCAACCCTGCTGGCCGTCACTCGGCCACATCTGGCACTTTGCCATGCTTCAGTCCTTTGCTCAATATTTCGGTAATCGTTTGCATCCATTTTTAGGGCTCCATGTTTTGTTTCTACGTTTATCTGTCCAACCATCAACCCATTTGACGATTGTTTGTTTTTTCACACCATATGCTGCGGCTGCTGTTACAAGGGATTTGTAGACAACCCCATTGACAAGCCATAAGCACGACGTTGATTTGTTTAACTGTTGCTGTGAATGAGTTGCCCATCGACAGTTTTCCGGTGAATATCCGTGTTTGTTGTTTATGCGGTCTATCGATGTGCCTTTTGGTCTTTCCCCCATGTCTTTATAAAACTGCTCAAAAGAGTTAAGCCACTGGTCGCAAACAGTAATGCCTTTTTTCCCATACCTTGCAAAATCTTTAGATTCTGGGTTGGTGCATCTATCCTTCATAGAAGTCCATGATGAGTAAGTCGCTGTGTTCTTCATGCCATGCGTCTTAACCTTAGAGCCAGTTAAAGCATGAGCACATTTTCGGCAACCAGCAACTCGGTTGTGTTTAACCCGTGTTGCCAAGTACGTTCCAACATCACCACAAGAGCATTGGCAAAGCCACTGAATGTGACCATCCTTTGATCTTTCGGTAAGCACAGACACAAACGTCAACATAAAAATCCTTTGCTGTAATGGTTTGCGAGATTGTAAACCATTACCGCAACATCATGCTGCCCCTTCCAGCAAAGCCTTTTTAGCATCTTTTTTGGCGATGACTTTGCTAACCCATGCCTGTTCGCCTTTGGTGGCTGTATAGGCTGTTTTATAGGTTTTCTGCAACTCTGCGATGGTGGTGACTTCATCCATTGCCGCCAGCAAGTCAGCCATCTGATTCTCGTTAACCTCGGACTTAACCTCGGTGCGGCGTGACCCTGCATTGCCATCGTCATCCTCTGGTGCAATACCGCAAGCCGCCATCAGGCTGTACCGCCTGGCATAAGTCAGGGCAGACCCAAACCCTTGCGGGTCTTGCTTGGCGGCTGGAACATGGAGAATGCCGCATTCGAGCATTTCGCCTGATTCATGGAGGAATACAGTCTCAACCATAACCCCATCGTTGCAGTCGTAGTTCTTTTGAATCAGGGCAATGCCGTTGTCGTTCAGCCCTTGAATAACTGCCTCAACACAGGCAGCAAGGTCAGCGTAGCGGCTTTTGAAGTGCGGGTTGGTGGATGACTTGAGAGCAGGGCCAAAGGCTTTTTGAGCCTTGACCAGTGCGGTTGCAATGTGTTTCATTGTGATACTCCTGTTTATTTGTAACGTGGGCCGCAAGTCACATCAACAACCGTTTCAGCGGAGTATCCGTTTATCTTGCGTTTTGCATAAATTGGAATTGCACGAAGTCCTGCGGTTTCGCACTGTTTAATTCCATCGATCACTTCATTTCTACCCATCGACTGAATGTGTTTATCCATGATCAGTTCTTGCATGGTGGTCTCGCCCCGTGTTTCTACGGATGCTGGTGTTTTGCTGGCACAACCGACCAAAGCCAAAAGTAAAAAAATGTATTTCATTGTTTGCTCCTTAAAAAGTTTTGTTGAAATGTGCATTGATTGCCCGACTAACACGCTGGCGGCTTGGCGGCTCGTAACCAGCGTATTCTTTGACTTCTTGTTCAATCCATTGATAGTGCAGCTTGGGCAAGTCGTAAGTTATATCGACACCATCTTTGAAAACAAAGATGTCAAAGTGACCATCGGCATAGCAATCTTCATCTTCGTACCAAGTCCACTTGACTGTGACTTCATCCCAAATCAGGAAAGTGGTGAATTCGCCTTCTTCTTCGTCATACATGGTTAAGCCCTCCAAACAAATACGTCAAGGGCAACCACCACAAGAGCGGTGATAGATACAACCCAAAGTGCGACTTGTGACCAGTCGGTGGGTTTTTTATATTTTTCTATTTCAAACATAACTTCTCCTAAAAGACCCTGTGCGGAATTGCTGGGGCATGGTTGCATTATTAAGTAAAGTTAACCGCCTGTAAAGGGTTTTTTATAGGGACTTTCCCTAGTGTTGCTTTTAAGTTAATCCAAGTTACAATGGCGCAATGACAAAAGAACAGCTTATCAAATTGGCAGGGTCACAGAGTGAGCTTGCAAGGCTTTTGGGCATCAGCAAGCCTGCGGTCTGCCAATGGAAGGCGCAAATCCCTGAATTGCGATTGCGCCAGCTCAAGGACTTGAAGCCTGATTGGTTTTTAACGGAGGAAACATGAAAAAAGCACTGATTGCAATTTGGATTGCAGCGTCAACCACAACGGTCTGGGCGGCTTGCTCGACTCATACCTACTATGCCAATGGAAGGTATGTCACCTGCACCACCTGCTGCTATGGAAATAATTGCAACACAAGCTGTTATTGATTTATAGTTGAGGCACGGCTACCTTTAGCGGGGGAAAAGACGATTCGTTACCGTCCTGCCGAGGCTTCTTTCCAGTAACGACAACCGACAACGTGAGGTTTAGATGCACTACTACACGCACCACATTGGTGACTTCCTGAAAGACACAGGACACCTTAGCAACGACCAAATGGGCGTTTATCTAAGGATGCTCTGGCGGTATTACCTTGACGAAAAGCCACTACAAGACGATTGCGAAAGCATTGCGTTTGCTATGCGTTCGGATGAAAAAACCGTGCGTTTGATACTGCGCCATTTCTTTGTTTTGCATGAAGATGGATGGCGGCACAACAGGTGTGACAAGGAAATTGCCAGATACCATGAAAAGAGTGGTAAGGCATCAGAAAGTGCAAACGCACGATGGAAGAATGCGAAAGCAATGCGAACGCATACCGAACGCATTGCGGATGCACCTGTTTTTGATGCTAACCAAGAACCAATAACCAATAACCAAGTAAATACATATATATGTCCGCCTGACGGCGAACTTGAGGCGATGACGGCTTCAAAAATACCAGCCTGTCAACATCAAGGGGTCATTGAGTTGTACCACCAGCACTTGCCAACCTTACGCAGGGTTGAGGTTTGGAATGCAACCAGGCAGGGTTATTTACGGCAAAGATGGCGGGAGGTGGCTGAAGAACTGGCGCAGGAAAAGCCAATCCAGATTGCGAATGTCTTGAACTGGTGGGGTGAGTTTTTCCAGCACATTGGCAAAAGTAAATTCCTGACTGGCAAAGTCAACAGCAAGGATGGTCGGGCATTCACAGCCGACCTTGAGTGGATTTTGAAACCAACCAATTTTGCAAAAATCGTAGAGGGAAAATATCATGGCAATAACTAATTTCAGAAAAGACGAGCCGCAGGATAATCTTGACCACCTTATGTGTCAGGCGCATCGTTGCCCAAACCGCTGGTCAGTTGACCGTGGAAGCCGCCTGTGTTCAGCCCATGCATGGGAAGAGCCACATAAATGGCCGCAGATTACAGAAAGCCTTTTTTACAAAACCAACTCAAAACAAACTGACAACTTGCCGCCTATCAAATTTACTGAGGCAGAAAAAAGGGAAGTAATACAGAATTTGCGTCAACTTTCATCAACCAACCAAGACCAAAAACAATGGGCAAAAGTTTTGCGGCAAAAAGAACAGGCTGGGGAAAACCTTAGCAAAATCCAGCGTGAGGCATGGCGCACTGCCTTGAAGCATCATGTATGACCACAAATCCCTACTGGACAGAAGACGGGAAGGCCAAGAATTTAGCCTTGCTGACATCAACCGAGCGTTGCAAGATGCTGGAGACCTTGCGCCAGACCGAGGCGAGAGACTGGATTCGCCGATACCGATTGAAAGCAAAACAGTTGGGGCAGCAGAAGGCGCAGTTATGGTGGCTGGATGTAAAGATGAGCCTAAAGAAGCGGCGTGGCCAGGATGGTCTCGATACCTTGATTGCAGAAATGGAGAGACAACGTGATGTCAATCGTCTTTGATGTGCCGCTTGAACCCAAGGGCAAAGGCAGACCGAGGTTTTCCCGACATGGAAAGTTCACCAAAGTTTACACCGACCAAGCAACACTTGATTACGAAACTGCAATCCAGTCATGCGCCAGCAAAGCAATGGGGGCAAGCAAACCCCTAGAAACGCCTGTGAGCGTTTATTTGTACATCAGGACACCAATCCCCCAGTCGTACTCGAAAAAGCGCACAGAGGCTTGTTTGAGCGGTTCTGAGCGCCCAGCAAAGAAACCAGACATTGACAATGTGGCAAAGGCATTTTTGGATGCGATGAATGGCACGGTTTATCTTGACGATACCCAAGTGGTCGAACTGAACATCAAAAAGGTCTATTCAGCAGTGGCTGGGGTAGATGTAGCAATCATGGAGGCAAGATGAGACCAGAAGATGCGGCGCAAGCCATCAGAGATAAAGCCCCAGCATTTGGGGAAGCCAAAGCCCAACGGGTATACCTTGAGGAATTCCGCAAATCCAAAAAAGCCCTGCTGATGAAAGATGCCTTAACATTGGGCATTGAAGCGGCAAACGCACAGGAGCGAGAAGCATATGCCCACCCAAGTTATCAACAGCTTATTCGTGGGTTGGCTGAGGCGATTGAAAAAGAGGAAACGCTGAAATGGGAGATTGAGGCGGCACGGCTGGACATCGAGATTTGGCGTTCACGGGAAGCAACCAACAGAAACCAAGACAGGGCGCACCAGTGAAATGCCCAATTTGTGGGACATGGACAATCGTAAAAGAGACCCGAACATCAACAGGCAACACAAGGCGCAGGCGCATGGAATGTGCAAATGAGCACAGGTTTACAACACTGGAGACAATCGTTGATAGAAAAACACCAATACGTCAGAAGCAAAAAACTGCTGAAGATGGTGGCAAGCCTTGA